AATGAAACTCTGAGACATGTCACCTGACTGACTACCAACAAAACTGAATTGAGCCATTACTTCGTAACTGGCTTGTATAGTTTGTGTCTCTGTAGTTTCATTCAATCGGGTAGAAGTACTATGGTGACCTTGCTGTTCAATGTTAAGGATGTTTACAACAACATAACTCTCAGCAGGTTCTGCACCATTTCCGTGACTGAAAATCACTTGTGGGTTTGTAAATTCTGAAAGAGCCGCTAAAGCACCTTTACGTATGCTAGCCCGTACATCACTATAAACTGACATCAGTTAACCCCTTTCTTGTCTACTTTAAATTCAATAGACTCATAAAGAAGTCCGCTGTCAATCAGTGGGTTGTCAAAACCCTTAAGGTCAACCGTATATGGGCTGTTTCGTGGGGAATCCCACATCTCAACAGCTTCTTTCAAGTCAACCTTAGCTATGGCACCAATCCTTGTGTACTCTTGTTTGAAGGTGCTTTTTCCTTCGGCAATTCGTTGAATACTTTCAACAAAATAAGAGTCGTACAGTCCTTTTTTAATTGGAGCCATAAAACCAACTCTGATAGCTGGACGGGTTGGGATGTTCTGGGCTGGTACGCCTTCCTCTTGCCATTGCCATACTTGAGCAACAGAGAGGTTGTCGTTATCGCTTCCGTAGTAAGTTGGTTCAACAATACCAACTTGAACTTCTAATTGACTTCCTTTGAGAAGTTCCTTCTTCATCTTCTCCCAGCCAGACTTATCAACCTTCAACTTAAAAGACATTTTTACTATCCTTTAGTTTGGGGTTAATTCAATTCTAGCAGCCCAACCCTTCCAATGATCAATGCACGAATCCTTAAACCTATAAGTCTTCATGATTTTGAAAGTGTAAGGAACTCCTTCAATAATAGAATCCCACTGGAATTCATCGGCGTCAAAACCTCCGGTTCCTTCAATTTGTGATCTAAGGTTGTGAGTATTACAATAAACCTTCAACCACTCTTTAGATCTATCTGATTCGGGGAATTGTTGAAGTTCAAAAGGTTTTACAGGTTGAACTTTAAGTCCTGCTGTAAATGTCTCAGTAGTTCCCTCTACCCAATCACCATCTACAAAAGTACCTGCGAGTCTTCGTGTAACTACTACATCTGTAAACTTAATAAGGTTAAATCTAAGAGCCATAACTTAACCTCAGAAAGTTGGACCAGCTACACAATTACAAACAGATGTACTCTCACAAGCACAGTCACAAGCTTCCTTGCAATTATCACCATCACAAATTTCAATGGACATGAGTTTACTTGGGCACTTGTTAGCACTCCAAGGCATCAAGCCATTTGGAATCAGCACAGCAGGGTCTGTAATAAAGTTCTTAAGTGCTGCGAGGTAAGAAGTGGAAACAGAGTTCCAGATTTCCTCATCTCCAACCCGTTCACGGGTGTTGTAACCAGCCAACTGGAAGGACAGAGAAATTGCTATCAGGCGTGCAGCTTGAATGATGTTTCCATTGGTACGCTCAAGAGCCCACTCAATTTCAGCGTCACTAACCAAATCATAAAATGGTGAAGTCGGACCTAAACCAATAAGGAACCGAACTTCTTCAACTGGGGTAAGAGCCATAGCCTCTCCTTAAAGGAGGGCAGACAAGCTGCCCAGTTTCTTACGCAGCAGGCATGATACCGGCAGCAATCAATTTAGTAAGCAATGCATTATAAGCAGCAGTTGCAGCAGCCAAGTCAGCAAAGGTAGCAGCTTGTGCAGTGAAAGTAATTTGTTTTACTTTACCAGCAACAGTGGTAGTTGCAGCAGGGACAGCAGCACCAGAGTTTACACTGGCCTCAAGTTCCCGAACGCCGAAGATCCAACCATTTTTAGTTGTTACAGCCATATTCTTTTACTCCGTCAATAAGGGGAGGGGACACTACGTCCCCATCTCCATTTGATTCTTAGGTCAACGACAGACGCACGATAGCTTCTGGGTTCAAGCAAGCGTTCAAGAAGTTCTGCTCAGTCATGATTTCGATCTGATCATCTTTCTCGTTAAGGTATTCGAAGAAGTAACTACCCTGAGCACGACGGTTGATGCTGCCAAAACGGTTAGCCGGAGCGTAGTAGGTTTTGAGGAAGTTACGAACACCAACAGGCATCATGTAAGCATCACCTTCTGGAATGAACGGTACGAAAGTACCAGCAGCATTCTCATAACCAGCAGCACCAGCGTTGATAAAGGTCATACCAAATACGCTCATCATCTCAAAGCGAGCATCCAGACCCGGTACATCAACACCACCAGCACCCAACAGGATACGGGTTGCTTGACCTTGGTCTACATACTTGAATGCGTCAGTTACATAAGCATTCTGTTGAACAGCGTTGTAGTACGAATCAGAGCACAGGACAACGAACGAACGAACAGTACCAGCTTGACCATCACGCAATGCGTTACGGGTTGCTTTCTTAGCATCATTGAAGTCTGCACGAGGATCGGTAGCCGAGGACAGATCGGTAACAATCTCGATACGAGTAACACCAAATTCAGTGTAGAAGTTGGTAACTACAGTGGCACGAGGCGCATACACAGTACCAGTGGTGATCAACTGCATACGAGCAGCTTCTTTGGTCAGTGCGTGGGCTTCACGAACATCAATCATCTTGTCAGCACGGACCGACGCAACAGTTTCCAGTTCAGCAAACTCTGCCAACGAACCAGCCTGTACAATGCCATCGACATCGTTAGGGGTGATTGCGTCATCCAGTGGAAAGTGAGGGATCTTCAGCAACAGGCTGTCTTGTTCACGACCAGCGATGGTTTGGTTACGTTCATCCCAGTTACGATCTTCCAGCAGATGGGATTTACGGGTACTACGAGTAATCTCGATAGTCTTCTGGGTGGAATATACATCTTCAAACAGACCCAGTGCATTGGTGATACCAACGGTGTTGGGGATAACAATCAGCGAATCGGTACGGTCAACAACTTTACCGAGGTTCTGACGATCTAGTACAATAGCCATATTATTTATGATTCCTTAGCTTATAGAGTTTGTTTAAACAGTCGCTTAAACTGTTTTAAGTACTTGGATGCCTTGTTGTTCAAGCAGACCCTTCAGGGTTTCAACTTGAGCATCAGTGAGGTCAGCACCACCAGTAACAGCGGTGGATTTAGCAACTTGTTTGATGTAGTATTCTTTCAGTTGCAGAGCACCCGAAGTACCAACAAAACCAACAGCGTTATATTGATTTGCAGCAATTGTACGAGGAACAAACGAAGGATTGAACGAGAAGTGATCGCCATAAACAACAGCGAATTCGTTGGTCAATACCAGTGGAGCAGCAGAAGCGAGTACGGTCCAAGCAGCGGTAAGATCAGCAGACTTGGCACGATAAACTACAGTACCCATACGGATAGCTGGAGTGATTGGAGTGACGTTCAGATCACGGCGGCTATAGCCAACCGATGGGTCCATTTCGTGGACAACAAGATCAGAGAAGCGTTGGGTGAAAGTTTCAGCAACGAAAGGCATATTTGATTCCTTTAAAAATAGAGAGATTAGCTAAGGCTAATTATTTCAAACCTAGTTTTTGTTTGATAAGGTCTTCGGTAACATCTTTAGACTTAGAAGCTTTAGCTTCAGGAACTACTTCTGTACCTTGGTCGCCAAGTTCTGTAAACATATCTGATGCTTCAAGAGCTTGTTTCTGTGCAGCAAAACCACTCAGAACAGTTTCAAATGCCGAGTCGTCAAGGCTGGACAAGGAGGTCGAAACAGCTTCAACTTTGTCTGCGGACATGACAGCGGCAAGAGCAGTCTTGCGACTGGTCATTTTTACGGCTACAGCAGCAGCTTCAGCAGAGGCTACTTGAGCAAGTGCTTCAGTCAGAGCTGCTTCTTTTTCGGTGAAAGCTGCAAGCAAAGTTGCGTGAGCTTCTTTAACAGAGGAGAACTCTGCAAGTTGCTCTTGGTACTGAGCAAGCTGAGCCTGCATTTCAGTGATCTGAGTCATTTCTAGAGTTTCCTCATTTTTAGTCATATTAAACAGTTTGTTTTTAAGCATTCCATTCTCTTGGGGTTTCTGAGCCGTATCGGCAAGGTAATTGTAAAATGACTCGACAGTCATCACATGGTCAATCAACCCGAGTTCAGCAGCTTCTTTAGGAAGGAATGTCCGAGCTTCAGTGGATTTAACACTATCAACAGAAACATTCCGCTGATTTGCAACAAACTCTGTGAACTCTACATACAAGGAATTAACCTTGGATTGAATATCACTGATAAAGTCAGGACGGAAACTACCATCGTCTGCATATGGCACTTTAGAGCCACCCGCATATATGAAGGAACGTTCATATCCTTCTTTCTCTAGAGCTTTCGAGTCATTCATGAGACGAACAACTACACCAATCGATCCAACTTCAGAACCGGGAGAAACAATAATTTCATCGGCAATAGAAGTAAGACCATAGCCTGCCGAAGCCGACATTCCGTCAACAAACGACAAGATCTTTACACCGTTAGCATCAGCCAAGTCACGCATGTACTGTGCAGTTGGGAATAAGCCATGCGCTTCACCACCGGGGCTATCTGTCATGAATGCGATGGTCTTAGCACCACTCTCAACGAGATAGGTGAAGTCTTCTTTCAACTGAGTATAAGAAGTACCACCACAATCAAAACCCATCAGAGTTACTGGACGGTAGGACAAAGGTCCATCGATGGAGAGGGTAGCCACTCCAAGGTCTTGATTAAACGAATATCGTTCATTGTTAGCGGAGCGACCATCTTCATCAGATGCAAGCTTAAAGTCTTTTGAACAACGTTCATCTAGGTATTTAGCAATTGCATCAAAACCTTGAATGGACATCAGTTGTGGAGTATTTAAAGTCTTCTCACGGAGACGAAAAAGGTTATGAGCCACTAATGAACTCCCTCATGTGTTTTCATTATTTGATGTGGAAGAATCACCAGAAGATCCTGTGGAAGATCCTGTTCCGTTAGGCATCCCTTCAGTCATACCAGCACCTGAGTTAGATGTTTCAGGAGTCAGTTGCTTGGAAAGCTCTTCAGGACTCAAGTCTTCATCTACTTTATAAGGGATGTTAGCTTGGTCCATAATCCAGTTAACCACTTTTGGTGCTTTAGGGATTAAACCAACTGCTGCGGTACGTTGAATAAACTTAGAGATTTCATCAAGGCTAACTTTACCAATTTCACCGTAAGTCCATTCTGGCATTACGTCTGTTGACCAGCCGTTTAGTGCAAAAATTTGTTTGGCAAGGTCGAAGTTAAGCTGAGTTTTAATTTCATCAAGCTTGGATTGGATAGCCATTTCTACAACACTGATTTTACTTTCAGCAAGAGAGAAGCTTCCTGATCCATTGCTACCAAGGGTCAAGAAATCTGCAAACAGGGCAGTTAGAATCTCTGCTGTGTAGCGTTGGATGATTGCATTGATATCATAAGATTTTTGTCCAGTTACAGACTTAATCTCAAACTCAAACATCTTATTGCCATCTTGGTCAAGGATAAGTGGCAAAATCAAACCAGATTCTTTAGCTTGGTGCATATTTTTAATTACAGTTTTGTAATGTTCAAATACTGCCTTGTCTTCTGGAGTTGCTGTCTCAGTCATGTACTGTGGCGGAAGATATAGAACTTTAAAGCCGTTCGCATCTTGTGCAATACTGATAGCCTCGGACTCTTGATAAGCCGTCTTATACTTCCAAGCAGTCCAACAACCAACTAGAGGAGATTGTCCTTCAGGATTGTTTTTGCTGCCATTGTTGCGAAACAACATGAACTTTTTACGAGGAATGAACTTTATACCGGATTCGGTAAGTTGATCAAGCTCAGTAATTGATTGGTAAGGGTTTTCAGCTCTGTTGCTTGGAATATTAACTGCTTGGTTGAGTCCAGCAAGGTCGCGGCCTTTATTCTTAAATACCCAACTATCAATGGAGTCTTGAGAGCGGAGAACAAGCTTCTTTGGGGCAATCAAACCATCATTATACTGAGAGCCCTTATCGCGATACCTCTGCCGGTATATTTTTTCTACCGGCGCGAAACCATAACGGTTAAAGCTCACAGCTTGCTTGATAAAGGATTTAAAGTCGTGTTCCATATCGTTCATGCATTGACGCATAAAGATAGCTTTGTCTTTCAACTCTTCCTCGTAGCCTTCTGGAATCTTTACGGTCCAGTCAACACGAGAAATCATCATCTCTACATATGCAAGAGCTGGGGCAATGGCGCCATCCTTTTCCATACGTTTAAAGGTTTGAATGGCTTGAGGCCAGCGAAGTTCTCGCGAGCATTCTTCTAGGATTTCACCACCTAAAACTCTCAGGCCATTATAGCCAGCCTCACCAAGAGCAAGTGCTGGGATTTCATTTTCCCCTGCCTCTAGGGAGATTTCTGCTTCGTCAGCCATTTAAGCTCCTGCATTAAGGAAGGGGTTAGATTGAGTTAAGTTTGCGGAAAGTAGACCGGAAGAGAAGTTTGGAATAATTTGTCTCTGAGCTAAAGTAACAAATGAGTCCGCTACTGCGTCCACTTGGTCATCTTTTTTGGAGCGGGAGCCATCAAAAGCTTCACATTCTGAAAAGAAGATATCATTCCAATCTGCTTGGACATAACGAACTAGCCCAGCTTCAGAAGCAGAAGCAAACGGCATAAATCTCAAAACTTTGGATTTATTTGTTGCCCTCATCCGTGCATAAAGACCTTCACTAAGAAACTCTTTAATCATCATTTGACCAGCAGCTTTTCCGGCCTGACCTGGCTCCTGCGGAATTATGATTTGTGTACCTTCAGGATCTTCTTTGGCAACTTCAATCATCCGCTGTATAACTTCGCCAAATCTTGCACGAAATCTAACAACGTCCATAATGATATATAAGCCAGATTTTGTTTTCCCTAGAAGAACTCCTGCTGTCCAGTCAGGGTTAGGAAGTGCTTCTGATGGCAATGAGCCAGCAATATCCCAAGCTCTACAATATTGAACTATGTCAAGATCAAATGGGTTAACCGGGTCGCCCATCCAGTCTGCTTTCCAAAAACCGCTGGAATCTTCGCGGATGTCCCAATTCCCAAAAAGGTCGCGTTCTTTTTTTACGCGTTTGAGACCTTGAAGGTTTGCAAGATATCCGGGGTTAGCTTTAATTAGTGGAGGGTTGTCATATATAGTTGCGGAGATAAACTGTAAAGAGAGAGGAAGTACGTCCTTACCATAAGTCTCAAGAAGTTCTTCTCTGCTATCACCCCAAATCATCTCGTTATTTTGACGAATAAACCAACGAACTTTACCATCTCGTTCTGGGTTAGGACGACCAGCGTTTTCTTCCCCTTTAGGAATAATCCACCAATCAATCCAACGTCTCAAAAATGAGTCCGGTGACGGGTTACAAGTTAAAAATAAGTTAGGTTTCATCTTCGCTTTAGTACGAAGTCGAGACAATACAACTAGTGTGTGGTCCTCAGAAATCTGAGTGGCCTCGTCTAGCATCGCTCCGGAAATTTGTAATCCACGGTATTTTTCCGCATCATCATCTGTATCAAGGTGAGACATTGAAATCTCAGCACCCGACTCAAATGTGAACTTCATTTCTTTTACGTTAACTTTAACTTTTGGGTCAAATGCTCTGTAAAGCTGACGGGCCTCATCGAAGAGGCCACCAGATTTAGTCAGTGTATTGGAATTCTTTCGAATGATGAAACCGCGATATTGAGGATCATGCACCCAGCGGAGATGGCGGAGCAAGCCACAATATGACTTACCTCCGCCCATGGCCCCGCCGTAGACAATTATGTCACTATCGGCCGAGAGAAACCATGACTGTTTCAGCGACGCTGGTGAGAATGAGTATTCAAACATTTAATTCCTCATAGTAATCTATTAACAACTCTTTTGAGCTGATATCCGCACATTCTGTCCACCCTTTAAAACCATGTTTAGGTATGTAACGAATTTCCTGATTCTTTACAAATTTTAAGACTTGGTTTTCTAAAGTTGCGGATTTTACGGCTGTAGTTTCTATTACTTTGAGTATTGTAAAGTCGAGACCTTCTTCTCTGTAACGCCCTAACCGCTTTTTATAGTTTGTGCTAATACCAACCTTTAGAAAGTTTTCTTCATTAACAGACATATCTAGTAAATACAGAAAACCAACACCCTCTGCCATCTCAGGGTTTAACTCACAGCGTTTCAGATAATTCCAGTGTTGCTTTAAGGCCCTTTCTTCACCGGAACACTTAGGACACTGATGCCCTAGTAAATGTGCTCCTGCTTTTTGAAAGAAGCTTCCATGAACATTACAAAGTATTTCGATCTTGCTGTTACTATGCTCGTATACAGATTTACTGTAATCAAACTTATAGTTGTGAACTTCATTTGATCTTTTTATAAAATCATCCAGTCCTACAAACTTTCTGAGTTGACCGCAAGCCTGACAACCCCTGCCAGATAAATGTTCATTCGGTTTCTGAGTAAAGATACCATGCTCTTTGCATACAATTTCTACACGCTCTTTAGAAGACTTAAAGTCAACAAGCTTGTAGTCGTAAGTTGTTCCGTGTATAATAGTTGCCTTTTCAATAAAGCTGTCTAGGTTATGACTCCTAGAATCATTCCAACAATCCCAGCAGCCACCACCCATTAAATGGTTAGATGCTTGTTGTTCAAAAACACCGTGACTCTTACAGACAATTTTAATATTTTCTTGAGAATGTTTATAGTCTACAAGAGAATAATCATATGTATTTTGGTGCACTAGTTCAGCTTTATAAATAAATTCTTGGTTTGCTGTAGTAAAGCCTAAATCGTATCCTTTCTTAGATACACAACCACAAGAAACATGTTGTCCTTTCCTTAATTGGTCATGAGATATTTCGAGGGAGTTTCCACAAGAACATTCACAATTCCAGCGAGGACATTTCCTGCCCAAAGGGGTAATTGCTGGTTCTGCTAAACTGACTACCTCTAGTAACCCGTACTTATTACCAAGTAGACTAGGCAGAGACCGACCCTTAGGTGGTGGAGAATTCTTACGCGTAATTGCTGCGGCTTCATCACGCAGACAACCACAACTCTTAGTGCGACCACCTGTAAGGCCGTCGCTTCGAACTTCAACAGTTTTGTTACGCTCACAGGAACATTTGCAGATCCAATAAAACCTAACTTTACCATTTGGTGTGGTTCGATCTTCAGCTTTTCCAATAACAGTCAAACGGGAATATGTATTGCCTACTTCTACAGACATCTTTTAACCTCTGATTAGGTATTTAATAGGTGAGAGCTAGCTAACTGAATCAGCAGTTAGCGGGGATGGCCATCCGTTCGCTCTCATTGTATTGCTTTACTCAGCTTCTTCCGAAACCTTTTCACCACCATCACATGTGGCAAGATATTGCTTGATCATTTTCGATTTATCGCGGCCTTTAATGCCCCTACGGGCAAGAATTGGTCGGATTTCCTCAATAGGCATATCTTCAAGTTGTTCTTTGGTATAGTTTTCTTGGATCACTTGATAACGAAAGCCCGGACTGTCTTCCAGCATATCTTTGCTTTCAACATACATCCAGCAACTATGCGGGTAGCTCAGTCGTGGTACTTTATCTTCTTGAAGGATGGCGCCTTTATTAGAAGCTTCTACCACATTCTTCATGAAGTTATATCCGAGGCTATCATTGCCTGTAACGTACAGCATATATCGATTCATTTAAATTCTCTCCTGTTGTGTTCAATTCATAAAAGAGAGTATGAACTATGGGAGGTCTGTTTGTCAAGCTTATTGCAAATATATTTAAACTATTTTCAAATTAACTTATTGAAGCTACTTATACTTCAAAGTAGCTTTGTAAATTAACTAAGGACGCTCTTCCCAAAAACTTGAGAACACACCTGTAGCAACACCACTGCCAAAGTTATTGAAAATCCAATAGTAAGTTCCCGGACCTACTCCACGAGAATCATCTACAGAAGCACCGACAGACTGTGCTTGACCACTGGCGTTAGCTACAACAATACGGATGACATCAATGTCAACACCACCTGTTAGGGCTGTTGCGCCTGACCCGACAGTATTCTGAGCTGTGTACAAGGGTAGTGGAGGAGCTGGGAATACACTACCTGTCATAGTATTCTTGGGGATGATTGGGAGAGCTTCTGAGAATGTGCCAGTAGGTGTACCACCAACTACAGTACGTAGTTTGACAGACCCTGCGTCTAGGGAAAGTCTAACGTTCTGAAGTATTGTATTCACAGGAACTATAATTCTCATTACCAATGTAGCACCAGAAGCAATACTTAGCTCCTTGAATGTACGAAACTCTCTACCTTCGAAGAAACCTGTCTGACCAACATCCACTCTAAGACGCCTATATTCCTCTGTCTTTGTGGTCCATACATCAGAAGGAAGGTCTACAGAAGTGAATGGTTCAATAGAACTAGACAGAAGAAGGTCAGCATCAATCACACCAAGGAATGGTGCCCTAATCCACGTCTGCAAAGCATTCTTTGTGAAGGAGTAGGTTTCTTTTGGAAAGATTTCAGCTCCTGTAAAGGAGTCTGCTGGGAGAGTGGCTGATCGTGTGACGTATAATGCACCGTTACTTAGATTTGTAAGCTTGATGCTATTGAGTGTAAAGTCTAGAGATGTGAGGGTGGATAGATTAATCCAACCCGTTGTTTGTAGCCTATGTACACTCATAGCATTCCTTTTAT